TGGCGCGGTGCGGTCGCCGGGATGCGCGAATCGCTCTGGCACGACCAGGTCGGCGCCCGCGCCAAGCGGCTGGAGGCGATGATGCTCACTGGAAAGGACCCGTCATGATGTGGCTCCGCAAGCTTTGGGGTGGTCTCCGTGGCGAGATCGGCTTCATCGTCCTGCTCGCTGTCGCGGGCGTGGGCGCCTGGCTCTACGTACAGGCCCGCCACGCCGAGCGCGACCGCGACGTGGCAGTGCAGCGCGGCGAGCTGGTGTGCGCGAATGTCGGCGTCAAATGGACCGCCAAGCATCCGCGCGGCCCCGGTGCCGCCTGCGCCGATCGCGCCAGCCAGCTCCGCACCGATCGAGAGGCGATCGATCGTCAGACCGCTCGGCTGCTGTCCGACGCGATCCAGGCGCAGAATGCCCGGTCGATCGCCGATACCCAGGCGGCACAGGCCGCCATGGCCCGCGCGCGGGCCGCTGACACCCGAATGGAGAAGGCCAATGCCGATGCGAATGCGCACGATCATGTGGGCGCTGACTGGATCGCTGCTCTCAATGACCTTGCCGGGCTGCGCCGCTCTGCGCGCTGACGCGCCACCCCCGGCGCCCGTCGCCGTCGCGATCGAGCCGCCCCGTCCGCCCGCTGAGCTGCTCGCCTGCGCCGATCGGCCCGCCGCCCTGGCTGAGGATCGCGCCCTTGCCGCGACGATCCCCGGCGCCTGGCGCGCCGGGTTCATCGGCCTCGCCCGCGCCGCTGGGCTGAATGCCGACCGGCTCGACCGCCTCACCAATTGGCTATCGCCGGGCACCTGCTCGGCCAAGGAGTGACCATGGCTGTATCCATCATTGCAGAGCGGCGCGCGGTCTATGACCGCACCGCCGACCGTTCCCGAGAGCAGCTTTCGCTGGCCAGCGGTAATGTCGCCTCGCCCCCGGCACAGGTCGCGGGCGGGACCTATCTCGTGGACATCACCGCCACGGCCTATGGCAATATCCGCGTCGAGATGCAGCGCGCTGATGGCACCTGGTCGCCGCTGGTCACCCGTGGCGCGGCGGATATGCCGATCGAGGTGCGCTTGCCCGCCGGGGCCATGGTGCGCGCCGTGCTGACCGGCTCGACCGGCGCCAGCGTCACCATCGCACGGGTGCCCGCATGATCGCCGCGCGTATCCTGGCGACCGCCGCGATCCTGATGATCGCCGTACCCGCCGCCAGTCAGACCGCATCCGAGGTCCGCGCGCCCTCGGGCTATGCACCGATGATGGCCCCGTGCGTGCGTCAGTCGGACAGACGCTGCGTCGCGGCATCGGACGATGCGCCGATACCGATCAAGGCGGTACCTCGCACCGAGGCGATCCAGCTGATCTCGGCGGGCGTGTCGGCGGGGGCGCAGACGCTGATGGGAGGGCGCTACGCCTTCGCCCAGGGCTGCCTGAATTACAGAGGGCAGAGCGTGTCCCTGCGCTATCGCGGGCCGGATGGGACCACGATGCAGACCGCCGCCACGAAATCCAGCGCCGACACCTCGCTCGTCGAAGTGCCCGCCGGTGCCGTGATCGATGCCACCGTCCCTTCGGCCGCCATCGGCTGCAATGCTTCCATGACGAGGATCCCGCAATGAAGATGACCCGCCGCGCGCTGATCGCCGCCTCCTGCCTGTCGCTGGCGGCTGGGGCGGCCGCGCAGACTATCGTCCTGGGCGGCCAGTCGGGCTATCGCGACCTGACCATTCGGTCGACCTATTCGATCCCGATCACGTCGACCGGCATCTTCACCAATATCGCCCGCTGGGCCGAAAGCCGACGCGGTCGTCTGTGGCTGCGCAATCCTGCCGGGTCGCCGGGCAGCATCAAGGTCGGTACCAAGGCGGGCACGCAAAATAAGGCGCTCGACAGCTATTCGGCCACCGCGCTCTACACGCTGGCCCCCGGTGAGGAGGTCTATGAGGAGAATGGCGGCCTGGCCTGGCTGTCGTGGTCGGCGGAAACCACCGCACCCGCCGATCTGACGCATGCGTAAGCCCGACAGCCTCAAGCGCCTGCTCCTCCAGACGGTGCCGCAGCTCGCCGAAAATCCCGAAAACCTTGCCCTCTATGTCGACGAGGGCAAGGTCGCGGCGACCAGCGGGAAAAGCCTGTCCTTCGAATATCGCTACAAGCTCAACCTGGTCGCCCAGGATTTCGCGGGCGACCGTAATGCCCTTATTGTGCCGCTGCTGGCATGGATCGCCCAGGTGCAGCCCGATCTGCTCGACCGACCGAATGCCGAGCCCTTCACTTTCGAATGCGAGCTGCTCGACGCCGACACGTCGGATATTTCGATCACGCTCGACCTGACCGAACGGGTGGCGGTGCGCCCGCGCGATGGGGGCGGCTATGAGGTGACGCATCTTGATGATCCCACCCCGGCCGATTTGGATCACTTCGACGGCGTCTGCGGCGTAAATTTGTGGCAGCTTTTCCTGCGTGATGAGCTGATCGCCCAGAGCGCCCAGCCCGCGCCGGGCGCCGCATGAGCGACGATCTCGCCGCGATCGAGACGCTTGCGAGCGCGCTCCTACGCCGCGTCGGTGCGCCTGAGCGGCGCCGCATCCTGGGCGAGATCGCTCGTGACATCCGTGCTAGCCAGTCGGCACGGATCGGCCGCCAGCAGCAGCCGGACGGGACGGCATTTGAAAAGCGCCGCCCCCGCAAGGCCGATAAGCCCGGCACCCATGCAGTGAAATTCCTCTACCCCAAGGGGGCGGCAAAGCCGCGCTTGGTCTTTATGAAAAGCTGGGTGCGACAGGGGCCTTTGCTGACCGGCTTCGACGCCGAGGCGGGCGGTATCCGCAGCTTCTTCTGGAATCAGGTCGCCGAGTGGCTCCCCGTCGATCCCGCCGACCAGAATAAGCGCAGCGGTAAATTCCGGCGACAGGGCCGGGTGCGTGAAAAGCCGATGTTCGCGCGCCTGCGCAGCGGCCGGAACATGAAAAGCGGCGCGACGGCGGACGAGGCATGGATCGGCTTCCCCAAGCCCGCCGCCAGCCGGGTCGCCAGCGTCCACCAATATGGCGAGACGGACCGCCCATCGAAGCGCGGCAGGCCGGTGCGCTATGCCCGCCGCGTGCTGCTCGGCCTGACCGGCGAGGAGCGATCCGCCATGATCGACACCATCCTGCGTCACGTCGCGGCCTGAACGCCTTCGGGTGTCGGGGGCGTCCCGACACCTGACAGCATTGGCATGAGGGCCGGACCCTCCGCGACATGGCCGCATGGCCACCGAATACGCTACCTTCACCGCCGTCGATCTGTCGCGCCTGCCCGCGCCAGCGGTGATCGAGGCTTTGTCCTATGAGCAGATCCTCGCCGACATGGTCGACCGGCTGAAGACGCTGCTGCCCGAATTCGATGCGACGGTCGAAAGCGATCCCGCCGTCAAGATATTGCAGGTCGCGGCTTACCGGGAATTCCTGGTGCGCGCTCGTGTGAATGACGCGGGGCGTGCCGTCATGGTGCCGTATGCTACGGGCGCCGATCTCGACAATCTCGCCGCCTTGATGGGCGTGGCCCGCTTCCTCATCACCCCCGCCAATGCCACGACCGGCGCTCCGGCGGTCTATGAAAGCGACGATGATTTTCGACGCCGCTTGGTGCTGGCGCCCGAGGGCTATTCGGTCGCAGGTCCCGAAGGGGCCTATATCTTCCACGCGCTGTCTGCCGCGTCCGAAGTGCTGGACGCCAGCGCCACCACCCCCGCGCCGGGCGAGGTGGTGGTCACCATCCTGTCACGGGTCGGTAGCGGTACGGCAAGCGCCGCGCTGATTGACACGGTGGGCGACTATGTCTCGGACGAGACGCGACGCCCGCTGACCGATCATGTCACCATCCGATCGGCTGAGATCGTTGAATATCGGATCGAAGCGACGATCCGTACCTATGCCGGTCCCGATGCCGCGATCGTCATGGCCGAGGCGCAGCGGCGGGTAGCGGCCTATGTCGCCGACAATCACCGGCTCGGCCGCGATATCACACGCTCCGGGATTTTCGCCGCCTTGCATGTCGATGGCGTGCAGAATGTGGTGTTGACCGCGCCAGTGGCTGACGTGGTCCTCGACCGTACCCAGGCATCCTGGTGCACCGGCGTGGCGGTCGCGTTCGCCGGGATCGGCGAATGACGCTGCTGCCGCCCAATGCCTCGCCGCTCGAACGCGCGCTCGATCGCACGGTCGCGCGTCTCTCTGCCGTACCATCGCCGTTGCGCGACCTGTGGAA